CGCAATGTCGATTTCACCTTCTGCAAACCCGGCCACGGCGACTTCAATGGTAACTGTGTCATCACCAGTTTTGATCACATTGTGTGGGGGATAGTTTGAATTGGTTTGTTGTGCGGTGACTCGCATGAGCTCATCGAACATGTTATCAAAGCCGATACCAAACTTGTGTAGTTGGGGAACGTCGAAAGAACGTAGAGTGAGAGTTTTAGAATTTGTCATGTTTTTCTCCTTATAGCAAGATATGACTTAAATGTAGCCCGACCATCGGCGCTACATTGTTATTTATTATACTACATCATCAAATGAACTTTTGTTATTTAGGTCAGATACAATGCGCCATCTGCTCAAAAAACGCTGATTTGTGGGATTCCATGTCATAGAAAACAGGGTGTAATGTGCGTCATCGTCAAACGCTATCCGTCTAGTATACTTGTGCAATTTGGTGTTGTAAGGAATGTTGTAACGATCACTCCACTCGTGCAACGCTTTAGTAATTAAACTATTAGCGTATGCAGCCGCTTGCCCTGCAGATCCGTTTGGTAATTGGAACTCAATGTACATCTATCCAATCTTTCAGTGCTTGTGCTATAAGTCTGTGCCCTTGCTGATTTGGATGCCCTTGATTAGGCCAAATGTATTTGTTTTTCTCATGCAACATAGTTAACAAAGGTCGGTACTCACCGTTGTTAAACAAGTTTGTTACAGGATGCGGAAACACTCGTTTTACTTCGGGCCATATACGTATTTCTTGCCAGCCAGGCAAGTAATAGTCATCGATGTTGTACTCAGCACACAATCGCTGTAGTGCTAGTAATGTTGTGTTAAGATAAAATTCACCCAACTGATCGGTGTAGAGTTGGTAGTAAATTTTTGGCTCGCGCTTTTCATCAAACGCGGCTTCTTGTGGACTACAATGTACTATGTTATTTTCTGCGTTGTAAAAAAATGTACGCTCTTGGGCTGTCAAGAAAAATATTGCAGTATACTTGTTATTAGGATCGTATTTTGTATCTAGAAATTCTCGCAACTGTAGCACAAGATGCGGTATACTTGTTGATCCTTTTGCAAAATTTAAACAAGGGATATCAAAATCTTGCGACAAGATATCCAGATATTTTGCTTCTGGGTATTTGAGTTCGTGACCATCGGCCCAACTATCACCAAAGCCTAGAATAACCCGTGGCATCAGTACAATTTTTTAGGCAGGGATTGTGCGGCTAACTTTTTGTTCCAGCGATTTGCGGCTGCTGATTTTTTACGTTTGCGTTCAGTAGTAGGTTTCTCATAAAACTCCTTGGCTCGTACATCATCTAAGATGCCGGAGGTCTGAACTTTTTTCTTAAACTTACGCAGTGCTCTTTCCACATTGCCGTCTTGTACTAATACTGATCTTCCACGCAATTTACCCATTCGCTTCCCTTAGTTCCTTTGGGGTATTTACCAAGTCGGTGTCAATGTTTACACACTCAATTCCTTGGTTTCGATAGCGAGTAAGATAAAACATGTGTGGTAACAATACACGCTCTAGTTCTGAGTGAAGACCGCGAGCACCTGTTTTGTTCTTAATTGTACGTTCAGCAATGAGTTCAAGACTTTCAGGGCTGAATTTAAGTTCAACTTGATCTTGTTCAAACAACCAATGATATTGGCTGATGTAACTGTGCTTAACATCTGTTAAGATATGGATCAAATCTGCTTTGGTAAGTTCATTGAGTGCTACCCAACTTGGAAAACGCCCAACAAACTCCGGAATCAATCCAAAACGTACTAGGTCGTCTGGTGTAACGTTAGACAACTGATCTGGGGTAATTGCTGCTAAGTCTGCACCAAACCCAATGGATGTACCTTTGACTCGATTTTTAACAATATTGTCAAGGCCCACAAACGCTCCGCCTGCAATAAACAAAATGTTTGTGGTGTCAATCTCCACAGTCTCACCTGATGGATGCTTGCGACCTCCTGTTGGAGTAACACGGCACTTGGTACCTTCTACTAGTTTGAGCAAGGCCTGTTGCACACCTTCACCCGAAACATCTCGGGTAATACTCTGGCTTTCAGATCTACGACTGATCTTGTCAATTTCATCTACAAACACAATGCCGCGCTGTGTTTTTTCAATGTCGCCGCCGGCAGCAGCAAATAGTCGGCTAATTAGACTTTCGACATCATCACCAACATAACCTGCTTCAGTTAAACTTGTAGCATCTGCAATAACAAACGGTACGTCAAGATAACGTGCTACAGTTTTAGCCAGCAGTGTCTTGCCCGATCCTGTGGGCCCTAACATAAGAATATTGGCTTTTTCGATTTCTGTATTTGGATCTTTGTTACTAATGCGCTTGTAATGGTTGGCGATGGCTACACTCAATACTTGTTTGGCCTGTTCTTGGCCGATAACATATTGATCCAAATGTGTTTTAATGTCAATTGGATTGAGAGTAGCCTTTATATCTTTGGGTGCAACTGGAGCAACGTCTTGTAGAAGAGTTTCGCACAATTCTACACATTCATTACAAATTGCAACTTCCTCGCCGACAATGAGTTTGGCCACTGCATCTTTGTGTTTGCCACAAAAACTGCAAGTATCGATATTTTCAGTTAGTTTCATGTGTTTGAGTTTTGTTGTAGTCTTTCGGCTACCTGTTCTTTTTCACTGTTGCTCAACAGTTCTAGATCGTATTCTCCAGAAGCAATTTTTTCAATCAAGTGATCGATATAGGCAGAGTCGTAAGTATAACTATCAGTAAGGTTCTTGTCAACCTGTATCCAGTCGTTACCGTTGTACTTATATACAACATTAGGGAACTGATCAACTCTTACAAAAGTATCACCTTTGTGTGCGCTTTGTGGAAACTCAATACCAAAACCGCTTTCAGCAAACTCAGGTAACTCATTGTCAGCAATTAATTTTAGCCATGGAAGTTCGTTAATTTTTCCACTTGCAAATTTTTGACGTTGATTTTTTAATGTGTCGTTGGGATTTTGTTCTTTCCACAACTTCATCGCTGCTTTGAGTTTGGGATCTTCTTCCTCTACGTCTTCGTGTTCCGGCGGAGTTATATAGTCACCAGGTCGTTCCATATCGGGAATAGGAGTAGTGCCCCAGTCCGGTGGAGGATTTACATAAACAACTTCATGCGGGGTCTCTTCTGGTTTTGTCGCAACCATTGGTTTTAGACCTTCGAAATGTTTAAACGGTGTGCGCAAATACGGATGTTTGTCTAAGAAACTTAGATCAGGCTCGGGCTCAGGTTCTGGCTCCGTTAGAGGCACAGGTGCTGGTTCTGCTTTGGGTCGGTCATTTTCTTCGTGAACCCAGCCACCGGTGCCATGTAGTGCCCATTCAAACTGTTTGTTGGCTGCTAGAATTAGTGTAAGTGCAAGCGGGTCAAACACCAGCACAATCATAATGATTACAAGACGAACTGCACGTTCAAGAACGTTTGCATCAGGATTATCGCCGTAAACCAATGCGGCAATGTATTTGATTGGTCCCACTTCAGATTCCACCTTGCGGAATTCAGCAGCGAGGGGAGCCTTTTCCTCGGACAGTTGGGCCACCTTTCGTTGCTCAACTTCAATTTCTGCCAGTAGTCTGGCTCGTTCTTTGGCTTGTCCTCTGCGAATAGCCACTGCTTTGTCAGCGCCTTTTTCATCATTGCTTCGGCCCATAACCTGGTCAACGGATTCATCCATCTGTTTAAGGGCTTTTCGATTTGTCGCGATATTTTCTTTGGCTGTGTTAATCTTTTCATCATAGATTGCTACCTTGGCAATGGCATCACCGCTTACTAAACTTTGATCTGAGTGTGCTTTTGATAAGTATCCAAAGATGCCCATGCTAGTTAATAGCATTAAGAACGCCACAGCAGGCACTAGGTACGCTTTAAACAGAAAAGGCGCACGGCGCCAGTTATTGTGTAACCATACTGTGGCAACAATCTTACCTAGTTCTAGTGAGCCACCCATGATGATAACTGGGATTGTAGCCGCAGAAAAAATAGCAGTTAAGCCTGCTACAGAATAATAAGCAGCCACGCAACTGAGTAGTACAGCGGTGGCTAAAATAGCAAAACCAAATATCATAACTTTTATTTATTGGCCACGATAGACGCTTCAACTGCTAGTTTAACTGCACACCAAGATGCAAATTGAGCATCTGGTACATCGAACCATACACGTTCGGTTTTTTGCATCCAACTATTACGGTCTAAACGGCGTTTAGCGTGTGGTTGTGAGCGCCAGTTTTTACCATACAGGGCGCGGGCTTCTCGCATGATTTTATACCATTGCTCGGTACTCTTCAGTGAGAATGTAATACGGTGCATGGGCAAAGGCGTTACTTTAAGTGAGTCAAGTGACTCAGAAATGCTCAACGCAGAGTCCTGAATTTTAACAGTCATTACTAACCTTTCTAGATTTATCTTCTCGGCATACCCACCCTCTCGGGCGTTTTAGCCAATTGCTTGGCCGAGGTCCTTGTCACAACCTACGGGACTTCTGTTCACATGCCACGGTGCCCGGTGGGCCTAGGTTATCGATTCACCCCACCAGGCCATTGAACTGCCCAATCTCTTTGTCCATGCACAGTAATTATAGCAGGAGAGACTGGGCTTGTAAAGTTATTTGGACGGATCTTCTGTTAGGCCGCGCCATTGGACTACGTGATTATCGTCCCACTTTTTACCGTCCCATGTTGCTGAACGCACGTTAGAAGGAAATGGCCACTTTTCTTCATATGCACCATGCAGCACTTGATATGTGCCAACACGGTATGGATTGGTACTAACAGGGTACCAGTCTGTTATCAGCGATTTTTCTTCTTCAAGTTCTTTAAGAAGTTCGATCTTTTCGTCCAAAGACAAATCAGGTGCTTTTGGCATTTCTGGTTCTTCATCGGGTTCGCCCTTGAACTCTTCGCCTGTGTCTTCGTTGGTCAAGCACAGTGGGCCATAGTAGAAGTATTCAGTGTCATCATTTGACCAGCCAATATCCTCTACGCCACAATAGCCATCTTCTTCCCAGGCGGCTTCAAACTTTTCTAACTCTTCGTCAGTGACCTTATCGTTTTCTCGTTTGATGTCAAGCCAGCAACCATCAGTCATGTCTTGCATTTCCCACGACTCGTCGTTGTCGATGCAACCTAGTTCGTAGCCGTCTTCGTTTTTCAACTCTTCATCGGTAAGAGGTCGCTCGTCGGACTCTACTGTAAAGTTGGCCCAGCGGAACCCTTGCTCAATTGAAATGATCATGCCGTCTTTGTAGAAGAACATCTTCTCAACAGCGGACTTTTTGTACTGCGGTGATAAGTTCCAGGTGGCCATGTTTACTCCGCTATAGGCATTGTGTTGTATTCTTTGATCACAGCAAGAAGTTCATCTTCTGTGGCACACATAATCTTAGTGTTAGCCCAGTCATCTTTCTTGTTGCGGCCACCAATCTCTACCATCCAACCGTTGTCATAACGGTTAAGTGAAATTGAGTCGTTGACTTTTGCAAGTTTAGTGATTTTAGTCGTCATTGTTCATTACTCCAAAAAGTTGTAATAGGTTGATAAACAGGTTGATAAAGTCCAGGTACAATGTTAACGCACCAGACACTTCGTCTGCGGCTGTAGCATCGCCTTGTGAAACCATCTCACGGATTTGCTGTGTGTCATATGCAGTAAGTGCAAGGAACACAATAATAGCAATTGCGGAGATCACCATCTGCATCACGGTGCTGCCAATAAAAATATTAATGATACTGGCAATGCAGATGGCGATCAAAGCAACAAACGCATACTTGCCCACAGAGTCAAGATTCTGTTTTGTAAAATATCCATAGCCCGACATTGTGCCAAACAATACTGCCGCGCCCATGAAGGCAGTAAAGATGCTACCTAGTGTAAAGACCACAAAGATGGTTGCAAGGCTTAGACCCATCAACGCCGCAAATCCATGCAAGGCTGCTACTGCTACCGGAGCAGGCGGATCACTTGCTAGGATAGGTGTGATGACGAACACAGCCACAAGCGGTGCAAAGATTACAACCCATTTCATGATGCCTGTAAAGAAAAACTGTACCAATTCAGCATTTGTACCAACAAAGGCACTCATGAACATTGATACTAGTACCGCACACATCATGTGAAAGTACACTCGCCCCATTGCTTGATTAACCGCAGATGCATCGCGGTATTCATTTACTGTTGTTGCAAACATTAAGTTTTCTCCTTAGTTAACTTGCATACCAACAGGAATTGTTCGTATGCATTTTTTACACTTTCGTGTGTCATTAATTTAGCCGCTTCTTCTTCCAGGGCCTTTAATCCTGCTTCAGCAATGTCGTGAACGCTGTTGTATTGAACATAATACCCATGGGAGCCCATGACTTTTTTGAACTTTGCCCAGGCTTGAAGTTGTTCTGGGGTCAATATATTGCCTTCGTGTTTAACACGTTGCATTTCGGCGGCTTTGTGAATGGCTGACCACATGGCTTCTTCAGCAACACGACCTGCGGCAATTAGTGCCGCATAGTTAGGATCAATGTTGAATCTACGACTTTGTCCGCCTGGATGAGTTATCACAAGATGACTACCTTTAGGGAACGAGTCCATTAGGGTTTGGTCGTATTCATACACAGGCACATACCTGCGGCCAACCTTTTTGTAGAAAATTTCTTTCATGCTCGTGCAGCCATTCCAATAAGGTTAATCATGTTGTAAAGGCCAATGATGCACAATACCACCATCCACCAAATACTTTTTTCTGCTTCGGGGTCGTCACGATTTTGGTCCCAGGTTGCATAATGCATTCCTGCTACAAAGAATACCACAGCAGTGACAATCATTGCGATCAAAATCATAATTTTTCTCCTGGTTCAAACCCACGGAATCGTACTTGGCGAGGGAACCTCAGTGAGTATGTTCCGTCTTGGTTTTGTGTAACTGCGTCAGCCTGGACTTCACCAATGTAGCCAAGTAACTTATTACGAATAGCCCAGAACTCGTCGCGCTCATTATCACTAAAGCCAGTACCAACATTAACACGAATATCACGTCCATTATCAACTCCTTCGTAGATTATAGCACCCAAGCGGCCTGCATTGCGACCTGTTCCTTCTTCAAAACCTACCACAGTTAAGTCAACTGTAATTGTAGGTTTCCATTTCATCCAGTAGTCTGCTCGTTTGCAAACATACGGGGCATCTACTGCTTTGATCATAATGCCTTCGAATCCTTCGGCAACACAATCTTGGGCATAGCGTGTCATAATGTCATGTCCTTCGGCTGTGTCTAAATCCACTTCTAAGCCTGTAACAACCTTCAAACAGGACGCATCATCCCCAATGGCACTGCGAGCACGATCCAAAATGTCAAAACGCTTGTATTGTTGAGCATTCCAGTAACCACGTTGGAAGTCGTCTAGTGGGATAATGTCAAAAATGTGATACACCATGCCATCTGTTTCGACATCGCTTTTGCGTTGGGCTTGCTTCATGAGTTTCTGGAAACTTTCTCCCACAACTTCTCCGTCTAGCACAAAGCGACCACCTGACATCAGGTTGCGTTGGAATGCACCACGTTGCTTCATGATTTCCGAAGCAATCTGCGGAAAGTTATGGAACTCTTTGCCGTTGCGGCTGAACAAACTCACGTTCATACCTTGCACAACTGCTAACACACGCACACCATCCAGTTTGGCTTCAAGGCGTTTGATGCCTTTGAGTTTCTTTGGTTGGTCTGTAGAATCTTGTGCAAGTTGACAACTAAACACCGGGATCGCCCAGTCTGTGTTCTTAAGAACTTTGTTCAAGGTCTTTTCAGTAATACCGCAACGCAAGTCCTTGATCAGCACTCTGCGGCACACTTGATTCCATTCGTCATCATCAAACAATTCTGCACATTCAGCAATGGCTTCACGAGCAGAGTTACCTGTTACAGATCGAGTGCGAAGTGACTCTAACAGTGCCCAGAACTTAGGCCAAATATTAGGACGATCAACTTGACCGTGGACTTCCTCCACTTGCTTGATGTGGAATGTGTAGTAGGGATTGTAGGCTTGATAGCAGTTAAACAAGAAAGCCTGGGCGTCTGCAGATCCAAGTTTTGCGGCCATGAGGGCCTTTTCAATAACTTTCTCCTTGTGGATCCGGCTATCGCTACTTTCAAGATCGCGAATCCATCCAGAACTCACGACGCCATCGAACCTTTCGTCTGCATAATCAATCATATATTTACTACCTTACCACGAAGAATTATAAAACACTTTTAAGCCAAAGAACAACTCGGCTCTAGCGTTCTTGATAAACTCTAAATCACTTTCGCGATAGTAGTCATCTGCGCCGTCACCAAAGAAGAAACCTTGAGTGGCGGGCAATTGGCCATGAGTTACTGCACGTTCAAGTTCATCTAAATCTTCGTGCGTGAGTTCTAGTTCAATGCCATTGAATGAACTACCCCAGTCCGAGTCCTCAGCAATAACACCACCGGCTTCATTGACTTTGCGAATCCAAAGTTGTTCCATCCAACCGTGGAGATTAGGATGCTTGCGCCAGTAAGCAATCTCACGTGGCTTGGTCACCGCAGGGTTAACATAGTCACCAGTTTCTTTGTCAAACCCAGCACCTTCGTAGAACTCGTTTTGCTGACCTGCTTTTTGCGCCACGTAGGCATACATATCGAGACCCATTATTTTGCTCCTTGTTGGTGACGGTATTCGCGTTTGAGCCAGTACTTGTACTTGGCAAAGTATTCTTGTGCAGTAGCAGTTGGCTCTACACCTTCCCAGACACGAGATTCTTCAACATGCTCGTACCACATTTCTTGCACCCACTGTCGGAAATTCATGCTACCTCCAACATGTTAGCAGGTACGTTGAACAGGCCACGCGGAGTGCGAACATGAATGAATTTAAGTTTAATCTTTTCAACTGTACCGTTGTAAGTAACACCATCTCGATTGCTAGTGAACTTAACTGTATCACCAATGCGAAGTGATCGGGCTGTTTGTTTGGTCATTTGAGCGCGAGCATACTTTACCGCTTCAATCACGCTGTTGAGATCAGTGTTAGAAAGATTACCAAACATGATTGCAGAGTTGATCTCTTTGATGTCCATTCGGGGCTCCTGTTTTGTTACGCTATGTCAATATTATAGCAAATCGGGCATATTGAGTCAACCAGAAAAACCCTACAGTTTAGTAGGGTAAAAAGGTAATACTTTCAGTTACATTTTTGTAGAGTTGTGTTGTTGGAACTCCAAACTCTTCGTAACCTTCTAGCACTGTGTTAAAGTAGCCCGAACTTGGCGGGTGATTACGATTGCCTGGTTGCATGTAGTACACCAAGGCTTCGTGCTCGCCTTGAGCATATTCAACTGTGGCCCATTTGCGGCCGTAGTAGTATGGATAACCTTCTAAGGTATCCAAGGCCTTTAAACATTCGTCAGTGATATCCCACAGCACGCCATCAACATAGTCTCGGTGATCAACTTGCACATCTGCAGGTCCAGAAAAACGGAAACGGTGTCCTAACAAACGTGCGTGACCAAACGCCACTGCGCCTGGACAGCGGCGAGCCATTCCTTGTGTGTTGGTGTTCATCCCGTAGGCAAAATATAACATAAGTCAATTATAGCAAAAAAGCCATAATTGGTCAAGTACTACTTTAGTTTACAGGTGTTACTTCTGGGATTGGTCGAACAACAGGGTCTGCTGGGATCTGGTTTGCTGTTGTTAACAAGCCTGCCTCTGAGAGTTGCACAGTATTACGACCTTCGCGCATGGCACCAACAATGGCCTGGCCGGTCAATGTTGTAGTGTCTGCTATGTTCTGTAAAAACTCACAGGCATCTCCTGTGGCGGTGAGGCGAGCATACTGGGAAAGGTTTTGCACAAATCCATACACACTGACTTTCTCACTGCTTTGCAAATTAAAGTAATCAATACCCGCGGCATTTTGATATCCGCGTTGCTTGTTTAGAATGTTGGCCATGTAATTCCATTCTGTGTTTAGAATAGTCACATATGGACTTGCACTAAGCGCAGCAATTGCATTGTTGGCATTGGTGATTTGTGTCAGAACCGCAGCATCGTTGGCGGCTGCTAAAATGTTTGTATATGCGGTATTAAGTGTGGCCAATGAGCCAGCGCCTTGCAAACTGTTGATTGCCGCGGCAGCGGTATTGAGATGCGATGCAAAGTCGTCACTGTCTATCGCCAGCCCTAGCACATCGTAGGTTGTAATAACCCCATCAGGGCCAGTGCCAGTTGCTACATTGTTTGTAAAATAATCAGTTACTGAACTATCTACTGCTGTGGTCTGTGCTTGAATCAATGGCAAACCTTCCATTGTATTCAGTCCAGGCAAAGAAATAGGGCGCCAGTAATTTGTATCGCTGATATTTGTTCCTATCGGCACGTCGTCTATTGCTAGATAATTTTGCGGAATCGGTCCGCCATTGGCAACAACAGAGTTAGCAAGATATTCATCGTTGATGTTCCATGCCTCCGGAGAAGAACTGCTGATAACATCTGCTAGTTCTGGCCATGTTGTGTTTGCAATACCAGCAATCTGCTGTAGCCCAACTTGTATGGCCTTGTTTGCCACTGCGTCTGCTGGGGGAATAATTTTACCCAACTCGTCACAACCTGTTGATGTTGGCAAATACAATGCTACCACTGGTGCAACGTTTGAATTTACATTGCCGTTGGAATCAAATATAGGAATTGCACCATATGGGCTTGCAGTATTCAGAGTAGAATAACTGTTTGGGAACATTACAACCGGATTTAACAAATCCGACATGGCATTGATGTTCGGAGTAGTTACATCTAGAATAGACAATACTTGAGTTAGATCATCACCAGTGACTTGAGTCATTCCAGCATAGGCTAATTTTTGTAGTTTATCAAACTCGTTGTCTGTTAATCCATTGGGGTTAAACAAACTCGCACGATTGTTTGTTACTATATCAGAAATATTTTTATTTGTGAGACCAACGTTTTGCATTCTAGTAGCAACTGCGTCAGGTAATGCACCAGGTGCTAGATTAGCAACACTACTAAATTGTTGTAGTACCCCTGCTGGTGTTCCATACAATTCAAGATTTTGTAAATTTACTAATTGTCCTTGATTTGCAATGTCAGCAGCAAATCCAGGAAAATTGCTGTTTACTGTAACAATATCATCTGTGATTAAACTGTCCATTGATGTGAACATAGGCCCAAGGTATTCGTTGGCATTCACAGAACTATTAATGAAATCATTGACTGTGGATATGTATCCTTGCACTGCCATAAAGCCTTGGGCAAACTTACCATAGTCTCCGTCGCCAAGATACGCAGATCCAGTTTGTTCTATCAGCATTGAGAAACCAGATGGATCAATGGTTGATGCATCTGTAACTGTGTTCGGCGTAAGGTATTCGTTGATCAGATTAGTGTATGTGCCTACTGGGGCAGCAGGAATTGAATTTCCCAGTGCCGGACAAACTGTGCTACCAATACTTAACAACGCATCAAGTGTTGTTTCTGTGAAAAAACTTTGGGCTTTATAAAAACTAACTGCGGCAAGCCAGTTGGTAATAAGCGTGGTTGCATTATAACTGTTGATTGCCGCGAGCAGTGCTGCTGGCAAGGGTTTTAGGCCTTGATTTTGTAACAATCCTGCCGATGCAGTAAGTTGTAACGGGGTAACAATACTACGTGCCATTATGCGCCCACCATAACATCAGCAGATCCACCGATTCTAACATGTCCGCAGGTGTCAGCGTCTCCTGTGAAGATCACAGGTTTGCCTTCGGCAAACACAGAACTAGATCCACCGGCTGTTGTAGCAGAGCAATGGATGGGAGGGCATCCTTTTCTTCCACAGCAAGGGTGCGGAGTCACAGACATGCCAGTGACCATAATTGGTCTGCCATTTACAAGGACAGAAGATGCACCACCTTGGGCCACGCCCCCGGCTGAATTAGCATCTCCTTGTCTTTGTACTGCTGGCATATTATCCTAAAACTAGTTTCTTCTCTGGCACTTTGATGCCAGTGTTTGCTTCAATGTATTTCATTTTTACAGAGTCATCTGTAATCGCATACATCGCAATGCTGTTATTATTTAGTTTGGGGTTTACGTCAGGGTCTGCGGTAAACATTGATGGTACCAAGCCAAGGCCCTGTGGACCTGGTGCTACACTTGCTGGTGACTCAATTTCAACATAGTCTGGGCCTACGCTTGTTACTTTGGCAATGAGTTCTTCGCCTGAGTTTAATTTAAAGGTATAAACGTTACCTGTGTCTACTACTAATTTCATATGTTCCTTGATTATGCTGATGTGCCAACTTTGGCTGCAAATTCTTCTTCACTCATTCCTGCAAGACCTTGATAGCCGCCGGGGATATGATGTGTTCCGTTGTAAATTTGTGGTACTGAACGGAATCCTGCATCCATGAGCATTTGACGTGCTTCTGGATCAACAGAGATGTCCACTGACTCATAAGCAACACCCTTGCTTTCGAGTAGTTTCTTTGCCATGTCGCAAAACTGGCAGTTGGGTTTTGAATATACTTTAATCATTTACTTTCCTTTTTAAATTTAAGACCACTTTAATACAAATGCAAGTAGGTCCTTGTTAGTTTCGAATACTACCTTGTTTGGCTCCATCCAGTAATCCCTGCGGTCGTCTACGTCAATGCGACAATTGAAGTATTCTTCAAACTCTTCAAATATTGTGCAGTTTGGTGGGACCTGCAAATACTTACGCAACCAAATGCCAGCATTACATGCAGAAGGGTGATTGCCTGGCAGTACATTACTTACATCCACTTTAACATCCATAATACAACGTCATCCTTGTTGGTGAATCCCCACCACTCTTTTTGATTGTCAGGGTCACTGCTATAACAAAAAACTTTACCTTTGAGTGTTTTGTTACACCAGTTATAGTACGTCCATTTAAATCTGCTAACACCAATTGGTTTTACGCACACAAACATTTCGCACTTGGTGCCTGCTTCTTCAGGAATCCATAACGGACTATCGTCGTTGCCTAACCTAGCGTCAATGCTGTTAAAATGTTCAGCGAACTGACTTCGAGTTAGTATCACAGGTCTGGCAATTCCTCGTAATCTAAACTATCACTCATGACACCAATAACATAGTTAGTGCTTTCATTTTCTTGTAGTGCTGTTTGCTTCTTGTGTGTGTCCACGTGCTTGTTGAACCAAGGGATCGGTGTCGACTTTGGAGAGTGTGCTTGATACTTGATACCAATCTCCTTCAGCGCACCGGCCGCAGTATAGTCTACAAAGTCTCGCAGGATAGCGGCATTCAATCCAATCACCGGACCGTGTTTGAACAGGTAGTCTGCCCATTCTTTTTCCTCTCTAATAACATCCATGTAGATCTGATACACTTCTGCTTCACATTCTGCTTTGATTGCTGCAAAGCGCGGATCTTCTTTGACCACTTGATTAATAATCCAAGCAGTCCAGTCTTTGTGGCCAATTTCGTCTTGTAGGATAAGTCCAATAATATTGCCATTGCCGATGAAAATCTTGTTCTCAACCATTGCTAGACTTGTAGCAAATGAAACCATGAAACGGAACGCTTCCAGGGCATAACTTGCGTGTAGTGCAAGGTAAATTGCTTTGATGTGCAATCCTTCGTCAACTTCTTCGCCTGCTTCTTTGCGGCAATTAATCAAATGTAGATCGTCATAATACTTGCCAACTGAACTTGCCATGTCCACGATTTCTTTTGTATCGTGGATAGTATTGAACACATCCTTGGGCACGTTGTAGATGTTACGAATGATGTGCGAGTAACTGCGACTGTGAATGTTTGTTTCAAAGAAACTCCAGTTGTACATCAATGCTTCTAGTTCGGGAATAGAACATACTGGTGTGAAGATTTGACTTGGTCCGCGACCTTGAATACTATCCAATGCTGTTTGTCGCAACAGGTTACTAGTAAAAATGTGACGAACTGTGTCGCTGGCTTCCTTAAAGTCAGCAGCATCTTTGGTCAAGGAAATTTCTTCTGGTACCCAGAAGAATCCACGAGCCTCTTGCTCAAACTTTGCCAGTTTGTTGTACTTGACCTCTTCGAATCGTTGGATAGTAACTGGACCTGCTGGGTCCAAAAACATCTTGCGTTGAAGATAGTCTGTTTTTAATTTTAAATTATATTGTTCTTTACTCATATTACCAATGCCTTATTACACCTGCTACAATAAACAAGTTGGTTATTATATAGCATAACACAATAGCAGAGCGAATCAAAGCAATTCGGTCTGCTTCTTGTTTAGTGGCACCGGCTTTTTCGCCCAGTGCCTTTGCCCACAATCTCCAAAACTTACGCATCACAATTTGCAGGCTTCGCAATCTTCTTCGACCATTTCAATGTTGTGAGGTAAGTCTACCAATGCTTCGTCCATTTGTTTACTACCTTGTTTGTTGATCAAACTGTAGTAGAAAGTTTTCAATCCCCAGAAATGTGCTTGCATTAGATTCTTAGCAATCAGCGTAGTTGGTACTTTGCGATCCGGGAAGTGTGCTGGATTGTAGAATGTGTTGGTAGAGATTGATTGATCAACATAGGCTGCTAACACAGCCGCAGTTTTCAAATAACCATCACAGTCCTTTTGTGCCCACATCAGTTGATACTTGTTCTTCAACTTGTGATATTCAGGCACAACTTGTGTAAGGGAACCTGCTTTGCTTTCCTTAACTGTGATCAGTGACATGGGCATTTCAATGCCGTTGGTGCTGTTAATAACAACACTGGAACTTTCGACGGGAGCAATGGCCATTAGTGTGGCATTGCGTACACCATACGCTCGCATTTCTGCACGTAGGCCTTCCCAGTTTAGTTCAGGCGTAAAGTCCACGAGTTCGTTGACCCCGGCGCTGCGTCGCTCCCAAGGAAAGACACCACGACCGTACCAGGTCCGGTCAGAATCTTTGCAACGGCCTCTCTCCTTAGCGAGTTCCACTGTTGCTTCGGTAAGGTAGTAGGCCTGGTGTTCCATCCAAGACTTAACTTCGGAAAGAGCGTCTTTATCACCATATTGCAGTCCGCGCTTGGCATGCCAGTAAGCAAGGTTAGTAATGCCGATACCAAGCGGCTGAATTTCGTCATTCGAAAGTTGACTCTGGATCGAGAGGAAGTCTTGGTAGTCAAGAATATTACAGAGGCTTCTCTGCAGAATTCTACAAGCGCGGCGCATGTCTTCGGGATTCCGGAAGGCACCCCAGTTAATGCTGCCAAGCGTACAGAGGGCGATGCGGCCATCAGCGTCATCCAAACGCTTAAATGGTTTCGTAGGTAAGAGAATTTCACAGCAAAGGTTACTCTGGTAAATGGTGTGGTACTCAGGGTCAAATGGACCTTGGTTCATCACGTTGTCAATGAACACTAGATAGATACGACCAGTGTCTGTTCGCTCCTTAAGAATACCTGACTTGAAGACTTCTTCAGCAGACATAGTCTTTTTGCGGAGATCAGTTCGTGCTTCATATTTGACATAAAGATCTTCAAATAACTTAGTGTCTCTGTAGAAGGCTTCGTATAGATCCGGCACTTGGTTAGGGTCAAAGAACGTGATGTCTTGTTTGTTTTTAAATCTACGCCAGAAAAAAGCACTAAGCACCACCCCATAGTCCATGTGACGTACTCGGGTTTCTTCTGT